TTCGCCATCTCATCCATTGTTTCTTTACTGACGGAAAATCTTGGATGAGGTTCGTTCCAATAGTTTGAATGCTCGGAAAATCTGTTCTTTAGATATATCTCACTGCGTCCAGCCTCACCAGAAAACTCGGTGTTCTGCACAAATGCGAGAACTTCATCGATTATATCGAGGTCTAGATTTATTTCTTCAGCTATTTTTGACATCTTCCCACTCATATCCAGCCTGTTTTAACATTGTCATTGCAATGTGTATATGCCTCTTTTGTCCGAAGTGAGCAAGATCCCTAGAGAAATCATGCTCTGGAAACAAAGAGAAATAGTCGTCACTGTTCCCATCATCTATGGTTAATGGCGTGTTAAATTGTTCGCACAATGACTTGATTGACCTGAGTCCCATTTCTCTCTGTAACACCCAATGATCTTCTGTGGTCGGTATGATGGACGTTGGAGTTCGTTTCATATCAACCTTTGTTATATATTCGTAGCCATTAGCAGGAGTAAGAAGAAATACATGCGCTGGTTTTATTTTCGGCAACCAATACATCAAAACCCTGAATGCAGAATGCACATTACCTTGTATCATACCAAGATTATATGCTCTGACTTTCAAGGTTTGTCCCACCAAAGTCGTCCAAAGTTTACCCTCTGGCATCCCAACACCGAATGTGTTTTCATCTCCAAGACATAGAACACTACGTTTCTTGGATGCAGTTGGCATTTCCTCGCCTCTGAAACCATGAGAGTTCATTCTGTAGGATAGGTTTACCCAGTCATTGATCATAGGATCTTCTGGGTTGTAATCGTATTTGTAACCAACCACACGATCCTCGAGTAGAGGTGCGTGATGCTTCCAACCATTCTTCTCCAGATCATAAAAGTTATCTGTTAAATTTTGATTGTAAAGATCTTCACTGTCACTTGCGTAAAATGGCAGTTCTATAGGATCGAACTCCACCCCATCTGCCATTCCCCATTCTTCTTTCATCTATTCATTACCATTCTCGTTGTCCTCCACCCACTTGTTAAATTGAGCAGTGCCAACCTTATCTTCAATCCATTCCAAGACTACTGCTGCTCCGATTGTGGCTCCTTTGCGTTCACCGAAGTAATGACCAACAAGATATGCGAGTCCAATACATCCCCAAGCGATAATGGTGTGTGTTACTGAATCCATTATGTAGAACTTTCCACGACTGTTTTGACCCACGCTTCTCGCGCTTGACTCCGCTCAAAGCAATCATCGCGATACATATCTTTCAAGAAGTTTAGATTGTTCTCGATATATTCTTCGAGAGTGACTCTTGGGTCACCGAATGTATCACGCTCAACACAATTCTTATGCCACATGGTTGTTGCCCACTCTAGAAATTTAGTATCCTGTAACTTCATGGTAGATTTCCTCCCAGTTTTTCATTGACTTAAACTCGCCCTTTGCAGTCATATTGTGTCCATGACGAACAAGTAAACTCTCAAACCCACAAGCTGCACCAACTTCTGCATTCTCAGGTTTGTCTTCAATCCAATAACAACCATTGTACGTCTCACTCAACTCACACAGAATCTCATCTTTGTCTGCGCCAGTATCAAGACAGATAACTTTCTCAAACGTGTTATCACCGAACAGCTTACTCAGGTTGCGCTCTCGAAGTTTCTGCGCATACGGATCCAGAGACAGACTTGTCACGGCAATGAATTTATATTTATGCTTCTCGTGCATCAACTTTATATAGTGTTGCGCATCACGGAGAGGCGGTAGAAAACCAATCGAAGCAGAGGTATTAAACATGCGAACCATATGACGCGACACTGGCTTCTGGATGTTAAAACGGTTATGGACACCATACATCTTCTTATAATCTTTAACTGGAGTGTGTCCTTGGTTTGCCATCCAAATGTCAAATGCCTCTTCCCAATCGAGGCATACTCCATCAACATCTGTCAGGATATACTTATCTCTCATCACAACTCCCATATACTGGAAAGGTCTTGTTGAATAACCTCCCACTCAGCCATGGTAGTCTCGAGAGCGAAATCACGCATCTCAGGACGATTGGCGAACTGCTCGTAAACAGCATACTCAACGACTTTAGAAGTCTCGTTGTAGTTGCTTTCAGCAATTTCTTGACACTCATACACAAATCGGCTCATCTTACTCATAATCATTCTCCAACAAAATATACACTAATTATACTACAATCGAGGGGAAAGTCAAGCGTTTTATGCCTTTCCAGCAGCAACACGATGACGAACCAGAGACAACTCTGTTCCTTCAAGACCCAGACGGATCTCGCGGACACGAGCCACGGCATCATCAATTACTTGCTCAATCGAGACATCACTGAATAGGACAGCAGAAGCCTTGGAGCCACTAGAAAATTCAACGGTTAGATCAGCTTTAAACATATTTCTCTCTCTTTTCTCTCAATTTATACTCTATTATACCGCAGAGAGGACAGAAGTCAACACTTTTCTTGCTTTTTATACAATATAAATATACTGTAAATACAACAACTTATGAATTATTTGAGGTTATTATGGCTAGAGCATCCCGATTTTTTGCGTTTCGAGCGCGGGATGAGTTCTGGATCGTTGATGAAAACACCCTCCAAGACGTCCCCAAACCCCGAGAACTGCTAATTAAACTCTCCACAGTCGAGGCTGCGAGAGAATATGTGCTCACCCAAAACAAGACAGAGTTGCCTATAGTTGATAGGTGTAGAGATAGGACTGGCTGGCACACACCAGAAGGTCGAGAGAGAATACGAAGAGCCAAAATAGGGGATAACCACCCCCATAAGGCTGGTCTGTCCGACGACCATAAGCGTAAAATTAAAGAAACAATGACAGGTACTCGGGTTGGAGAGTTCAACCCCATGTATGGTCGCAAGCATTCCCCAGAAACAGTCGCCAAGATCCGTCAAAAAGCGTATGAAAGACCGAGGCGAAAGTGGTGTGTAGAACCAGATGGAAGCATGCACCTCATCCCCACCACCGATGACTTACCAGTCGGATGGCAGTGGGGAAGGTATTTTGACCCGTACAAACCTGTCTAGGATTTCTTCTTCTTTGTTGCTTTCTTCTTAACTGGCTTATTGTACTCCTCGATACCGAGTGGCTTCATCAGCTTCTCGAGTTTCGGGTATAATTCCAGCAATTTGCCGTCCTTGACACTTGTTAACAGATCTGCTTCATTATAATGCAGACCCTCTAGGATTTGAACCCAATTCATCTCTTGCTTCCACGTCACAAGATTTCTGAGATTACTATTTGGATCCAAAAACGTATTGATTCGACGCCATTCCATCTGGATCGTTGTATCGCCCATTCCGTCTGGGATGTCTCTATCCAGCTTTACGTTCTCAGGCATTCCTTCAGGAAGACCCCACTCGATCTTCTCTGCGCCAACACCTGCTCGTACGAGGGGAACGATTGTTTGGTTCGTTGCAGCCCATTCTTTGAGTCGACCGACTTGACCATCTACAGTCGGGGCTTCGAACACATAATCAAACCCCTCATTTACTTGTCTAAATTTTCTCATAATTTCTCCATAAATCAGTATATATACTAGAAGTCTTCAGCGACTTCCATCATATTTCTCAGACGATACTTGATAAAGTAATTCAACAAGTTCGCTCGGCTCTTACCCTTTTGTCTCTGATATTCGCCCACAATCTCGTCTTTAATTTCTTGCGGTGTCATCGAGAGGTCAACCAACTGTCGGTTGCGGACATATCCCGAAGCCATCTCACCAGATACAAACTCCTCTGGCTTCTGCTTCTTCCACTCAGCAAGTAATGCCTTGCGGATCGGCTTCTGTCGCTTTCCCTCTGTAACGAATGTGTCATCGTCACTCAGGATGTTGGGAACACCATCGCCCTTGTCGCCAGAGATAATATGCTCCATCAACACTTCTTCTGGTGTACCATCCAACTTCACCCACTTCTTCTTGATAGGCGAGAACTGCTGAACATTCGAGAACTTTTGCAGTTGCTGGAAGTCATGGTCGCCTGAAAGAATCAGGAATGGCTCTGCCTCGGCAAACATAGGATGATCAGTCATATCATTCTCTTGACTGTACTCAGCCAGTGCACCGATGACATCATCTGCCTCTGCACCATCAATATCAAGGACAGGGTATGGAAGAAACTCGTCCAACTCACTGCGGATCTGATGTAACGCATCAAAGATAGAAGACCAATCGTGACCGCTAGAGTCTCGAGACTTCTTTCGTGATGCCTTATAGAACGGATAAACATCTCGACGCCAATAGTGTCGATTGTCACAGGCGATAACTACCTCGCCATATTCATTACCAAACCGCTTTCGATAGTTGCGGATCTGGTTCAGAATCATATGACGCAACAGGTCGAGGTTCATCTCGACATCTGGGCGACCACGTGTTTCTGCCATATAGTTAGAGATGAATGTTTGGTTATAATCAATAACAATCATTCTTCATCCTCCGTTGGTTCATAACCCCAAGTGTATCCGAGGTCTGGGTAAAATACGCCATGAGATCGTTTGGGTTCACCATCTGGGTGATATGCCATCACCCGACTCGCCCATTGTATTCTCTTATCCATATTCTCACCGTAATAATTATCAACCCAATCTCCGTCTCGGAGATATCGGTTCATATTGCGGACATAACCTTCGATAGATTTCACTCTAGCAATCGCGCCTTTTACACCAGCACGCATGTTGGCTCGCTCGCTCTTGAGTTCTTCTGTATTAGATTTGATCCACTCTTTGACCTTGTTGTATGAAAGGTAGTGATCGTCTTCTAACTCGAGCACTTCCTTACATACGTTCTTGGGTTGAGTGGGATTCGCTGCCTGCTTTGCGGCACGTGCTTTTGCCAAACGCTCGCCTGCAGCTTTCTTTTGCTCTTCTGTCATCGGCTTGCGTCTACGCTTGGGCTTCTGACGAACATATGGGGTTGGTTCTTTTGCCATAATGGACTCCTTTAGTAATACACTAAGTATATATCAGAGTATCCAGAATGTCAAGCATTATCTTGCATCTTCTTCTTTAACCCATATCGGCAGTTCACCGCTGGGAGCAATATTCACCATATCTCTAGTGAATTGACCGCTATTTACCATATACTCAAAAGTCTTAAACAGCTTTTGGAACCGAAGTTCAGCAATAGAGCGCAGACCTAGAAGTTGATTTTGTAGGTTGTCACAATCCTTTGCTGATAAATTTAGATTGTCAGTATTGTGGAAGATCAAATCAATGTCTTCCACAGTACCCCAAGCAGCCATAATTTCAGACTCTAGATCGAATCTATCTTTCTTCATGCGACCTTCTTGATACGATCTACGATAATCGTGCGCCACGCAGTCTTGTCGACATCAAATACCACTAGGTGGCTCTCCGATGCTTTAGATGTACCGCCCTTGGTTTCGGGAACAACACTTTCCTGCAACGTGCAATTCATCACACGCTCTGTGCCGTCTAGTTTATCAAAGGTAATTTCAACCACTCGGTTGGATAGTTCATTCACAATATCAGTCATATTAATCTCCAAAAGTTTCACCGTGTTCATTTATCAATTTACCAGATTGCTCTGGCTCCAAGCTACGAATAACATTATACATCATTAATGAGAATAAGTCAATACCTCCTTCACCAAAATGTGTCGGGATCAAACCATAATAATTTCCCTCGCACCTATTTGCGAATGTATACATCAGGTGAAAGTTGCTCGCCTTTGCGCTACAATAACCACCCCATTGAGGTGTAAACTTTCTCAACCGAATGTCACATGCTGATGGTGTCAACATCCAACAAACCTTCATAGATGTTTTGGGATTGATATGTCTGAGTATGTAATAAGGTAACTGAACATCTGTGAAGTTTGCTTGATTCCAATGTTCGATCGGATGAATGAAGTCATCAAACGCACCTTCATTTGGACCACCAGCACCATTTTGATTGAACAAAATCAAGTCATAATCTTGATCGATGTGGGGAAGTATATCATCTAACGTGCAACTATGCCACTCCACCTTGATGACTTTTTCAGCATCACTATCACTGCCAGTAATTACATGAACCTCGTAATCAGAAGATGCCAGTTCAGCCAGTGCTTCACCAAATTTAGATCCACCACCAACAATAAGTGCTTTAGGTTGTGCCATGAATCTTACCTTCTTTCTGATATATTTGTTGCATTGTAGATTGTTTATCTTTTGATACTCCACAATTTCCCCAACAAGTCACACAAGATTTCTTTTCCCAACTATTGTAAATCCAATTGAATGGGTCGTCATCCAAAATTTCTTTCAAAGACCTTTCCTTCAATGAGATCCTTTTGTCTTTAAATATATCAAGCATTTGCGCTTTGGGGACTTGAGAAATTTCTCTGGGGTGTAATGATAGGTGACCAAAGTGACAACAAGGATAAACAACACCCCATGATGTTACCCTTATCTCTGTTCCAGACCGCATCGAAAAACATTCAATATCACCTTCAGTCTCACTATGATAAGATTCAACGTCTTTTTGAATAATCTCATATGGCACATCTTCAGCTTTCTTTCCACCCGTCTCAGGATATCCATATTGAATTTCGCCATTTGCAGGTTCAAGTTCATAAATTACATTGAAATCTTTATCGCGAACTTTCATATTACCTCGCTCAAACCCTTTAGGATATTTTACGCGGACATCCACGAATCCCATTGTTTCAGCAAGCGCAATTATCTCATCAACTTGGTGTTCATTATGTTTAAACATCAGGAAGTCCCAATGTGT